GAAGAACCACAGCGCCCAAAACCTCCCCACCCGGTTCTCCAATGACACCTACGATCCCGGTTTTGCGCTCTAAGGCAGGATAAATAACGTGCAATAACTTACTGATATCGGGCTTAACGAAAGCATTCTCATCAGTAGCCTGCATAGCAAGACGCATGATTTCGTCTAAATCGTTGACAGTTCCCACGCGTACTTCTAAGTCTGACATTTGATTAGCCTTTTTTGGGACCCGGAAGTTTTTGTAGTGTTTTTATTGTTTTAGCCCGCATTTTCTTGACAAAACTATCAAGAATTTTATGACCGTACTCTAAATTACCGTTGCCGATCTTTAGGACGCTTCTAGGGGATAAAATGTACTCCCCACCAGCTGCGATGATCGGAACCGCATTTCCGCCCCCGGTTTCACCACCATGAGCTTTTTTCATCCCATAAGGAAGTTCAGAGGCATTGTACATTGCTTCATCTGCTCCATAAGGAGTCTTGCCAGAAGCGTAAGGATGCCCTTTTACTTGACTGTCTTCTTGGAAGATGCTATTTGCTATCTTAAACCCGGCTAGGGTATTCCCTTCCCCCATGGCCGAAATTATGTCCGCTGGAATAACATACGATCCAGAATCCACGTGCATTGGAAGATGGTCGGTTCTCCCAGCCACAGGGGAATGGATCGCTCCTTTGTGGATTTTTGCGGCGTTTTTAACTTCCAGTTCTTGAGGATTTCCAACTTCGGGGTATGGATCAGGATGGCGGGGGTGTTTAGGATGCTCGGGGTGTTTTAATTCCCCACCATGGGCTTTGGTGTTACGCGCCATCTTTATAGCAACCGACACCGCATTTGGATTTTTAGCCTGCAGTGACATTTTGCACCCCGTTTGTACCTAAGTATACCACACTCCAGACTTAGCGTCAAGTGCCTCCAGAGTATGAAATTACTACTGTCATTCCGGCCCCCGGAACCACTACTAGTCCATTTACAAAAGGTATGTTCCAATTATACACATCAGCAGACATTTTAATGGTTCCGACAGGATTAGCTAGAGTGCTAGTCGTAGAACAATCATAAATCGTTCCCACGGTAGTGATCGAAGCACCCATTACGCTCACGTTTGTTATTCTTCCGGTCCCTGTAGTAACTAGAGTTGCAACAGTCGGGGCAATAGCCGCAGACCTTTTAGTCCCCATCACAGACAGGTAAGTCTGCCCAAGCTGATTTATGGCCGTTACTAGGTTCTTAGCCGTGGTAAGAAAATCTATAGTATTCATGGCGATTTCCCGTCAGTTTGAACCCGATACCGAACCCTGCCAAGTCTCCAGAATGACCCCACGTCGTTGCTTGAAACTTTCACAGATACCAAACGGCCTCTAAATCTAGTAGTTACATAAGTAGAAGCTTGAGTAACGTTGAAAGGACCGTGTACTTTTGGGGTTTCTCCCGGATAGTTAGTTACATAAAATGTAATGGAAACGTTGGCGGAGCTGGCAGCTCCAAAATACCCCCATTTCATGTCCATCCACACTTGATCGACGAACATCAACATGTCACCTTCATCTAAGGCGAAATACCCTGTCTGGAATGATGCGGCTATAGGCTGTCCATCAGCATCGGATGATGTTTCATGTTGGTAGATGTACCCCAAGTCATCCGAGCCAAGAGGCGCACCCAACACGCTCTGGTCCACCCAAGCAGTTCGGGTAAGATCACCATAATCCCAACAGTCGAGGATGGTGTTGTACTTGACATATTTAGTAGGATGACCATTAGAACCTATAGTTGGGAAATACCAAGTTACTTCGTTGAACCTGGAATTCGCCCCTGCCCTCACCGCTTGGTAATTGCTGGCGTCAATGTTTTGAAACACCACGTCCCATACAGGGCAGAGAAGCGGACGCACTGCACCCCCTTCATACACGAAAAACTGGCTCTGACTCATCCAGTACACTTTTTCGCTTAGAATGGCTACAGCCTTGTGGTCCACCAGTCCGCACCCTGTGCCTACTTCGTTAAAAGAATACACATAGGGCAGGCCAATGTACTGCATAGCCCACAAGTCAACATCGGTCCATATCAATCCTTGTTGTGGCGCTTGAATACCACCTATAATTTTAGACCCTTTTGGAATACGATAAGACCCTGCTTGATTTGTGGGGGTTCCAATCCAAGAGGAAAAATTGCTGATATCACACCATCGCACCAAAAGAGGGTCTTGGATGCCTGTGAAAGAAGAGCCATATGCTACAATTTGCCTTTGGGGCATAGACACAAAAGCACCCGCGTTAATTATCGGGCTGTTCGGAAGAAGTTCAGCATAAGACGACCCGGAGGAAGGACTCCAGTCGAAAATCGGCCCATCTTGCCTGCAAGCAATTAAGTCTTCGCCCCAGTTATCAAGGCACCAATCGTCAAGGTCTAGGTCCCCATCCGGAGGGAAATACCACCTAACAATAGTTATGGTTCCTGCTACTGTTTGAGGGCCAGACAATGCAGTTGGCGTAATAAACGAAACTGTGCTGGTAGCCCCTCTTGTAGCTGCAGTAACAATCCACGACCCATTAAAACCAGTAGGGGTTACACCCGTGATTGTGATTGCTGATCCGGGTGGAACATACAAATCACAGTTGAAAGTGACCGTGGCCGTAGTTCCAACTGCGCTTACAGCCGTGGTTGTGGCAGTTCTCCCTACTGCCAGCCCAACGCCCGTGCCATAACCACCTGCGCCATACCCACCAATTCCATACCCTGTGGAAGTAGGGAGAAGTCCTGAACCTATAAAGTATTTTAGCCGCGCTTGCCCGCTATTTTCACTTACAGTAGCCACAGAAGTAGCCACACTGCCCGCCAGTATTTTGAAAGCATTTCCAGAAGTCACAGAAATGACAATATAATCCCCATACAACGAAACCCCACCAACGACAGTAGGGACCAAAACAGTGAAAGTGGAGCCAACCGCCAATCCATGATTGTTTAGCGTAACAGCAACTGTGTTTGAAGCCAGAGTTGTCGTGAAAGACGGTACAGCACCACCATTGGCTACGCTAGATACAGCGTTTACTGGGGCACCGAGGATGTCTCTAGCAATTATGTAATAATCGTCCGGGGAATTGAAGTAAGTTTGGTAAAGACCCTGCAAAACAATGCCGCCAACGCTTACAGGGGTTTGGATAAATACTTGGTTTCTGTCATTTATGTTGCTTCCCACATCTGTTATGTACACATTCGGAGAACCAGCGGTGGTCGTAAAAGACACAGCCAGATTAATGTCATATACTTGTGGGGTAATGTTTGTCAGATTAGAACCAGCAATAAGCTGCAAAGTAGTTTCTGTGCCTACTGCCAGTCTCGCCACGGCTCTAAGGTCTTGCCAAGGCCACATAACCCGAATAGGATCATTGATAGCAATTGGGAAAAATTTGGTCCATCCCCCCAGTTTCTGAACAATGCCAGTTCCTGTTGCAGAATCTGGGATAAAACGAATCAAATTGCTAATTGAAATAGCACCCTGATTGTCTGTTATTGTTCTATTTACGTCAACGCCGGGGCGAAGTTGTAAAGCGGAATGCGGCATTTATTACCCACGGGTTGGGGTTGCAAGTGGGGATGGGTCCATCGAAGACCATCCAACTGATTCATATTTCTTGCGGACTTCTTCCTTGACAGCGCCCTCAAGAAGTGTTTTGTATTGCTGCTCGTAGCTTTGTGCCATTTGGGGGTCATCGCTTTGCCGCCCAAAGTTCCGCTGATACCCTGAAACATACACCATAGAAGCCATGGTGAATAAGTCCGGTAGGTACTGGCTTATAAACGTAGTAGGGTTAGAAACTGAAAGAGGCGCGGGACGAACAGTCCCTACGATTTCTACGTAGTAATTGGCATCAGGAAATGGCCCAACTAAAAATAAATTATCGTTGAATGGTACGTAATACTCTGGAAGCCCAGTGACAGAAGAATCACCATATACCATGTCTAGGTATTCTTTTGTAGTTGGTGTCATAGGATTTCTAGCCCCTAACTCTGGATCACTGACCGGGTACGGGGTAATGACGTTTATTTGCTCACTTACTACCATGGTTCCCATTGGAATAGTGATTTGTCTACTTCCTACGGTCAAGAAATACCCCTCAATGCTCCCTGAAACCACCAAAAGGTCTAAATCTCTTAGAATACGCAGTTCTGCGTATTCAATCATAGAAGGAACATTAGAAACAAAGTTCGGATCAGTTGGGTCCACAACAGCCAACAAAGCTATTTGATTAACGTACGTAGCATAGTTGTAACCGGGCATGGCGAAGTTCTTTCTTTAAGGCTTCAAGTATCAGAAAAATCTTGAGGTCTTGGATTGCTGATAGGGACAGGATCAGCAGGAATGCGTATAGCGCGCAGTTGTTGCTGTGGTTTGTCTAGACACGACTTACAAACCAAAAGACGTTTGTTTACTTGAGACGTTCCTGCCCAGTCCATTTGCCAAGTAAGATCATCGTGGTTATATCGGAAACCACACCTGTCACAAATAGCATGCGCCCTTGGGTTTGTGGAGGAAGTTTTGGCCCGTCCTGCTCTGGAAGCGTAGCTCATGTCCTATAATACCCTCCAATCATAGGGGACACAAAAAACGGGACGTTTTCGGTGTCCTGTTCAGCAGCTACATCAAAACTTTCTTGAGCTACGGTAGCAAGAGCCGGAGCAGCTGCAGGGGTCCAAATTTTTGCCAGACGATAAGCTAATCCATCCGCAAAAGCTTCAAGCCAACGGTAAGGAATATCAACAGTCTGAGCTTTTTTGAGACTTGCGTCTTGAATGCGTGTCACTCGATAATACTTCAGAAATTGCGCAGACACCCCATCAGGGACAGGCCATAAAGTGATAGTGGGCGAAATGAGACGATCAAACCAAAAAACAGTAGTGGTACCCTGTATTGATTTATTTGGGTATGATGCGTAGTCCCCCCTACTTACTGGGAGAATGATCCTGTCTGTAAATGTACCAGAACCATTGTCAAGAGACATGTACGCATCAAGTATCATGATAGTGGAAGGATCGACATTGTAAGTTGATTGGCCAGCAATTATAGGTTCTGTGACTAAATCAACCTTCCACAAGTTAACGCCTTTGTTTGACCAACGAGCCAACATCATGTTGGTCGCCATTTTGGCGGATTCCATGTGCTCTTGGAGAATTGAAGTGCTTCTGATGCCTGCCATATTAAAAGCATACAGGACGATTTCCCCGAGATTGGGGTTGAAGTTGTAAGTTCCTGTGGTGGTCATTTTATAACCTTCCCGAGAATAAACTCGCTATTCCCTTTACGTCCTGCGGCCAAAATTTCGTGATATTCTATAGCAATTTCAGGGCATTTGAACCTTTGCAAACACCCACAAATCGCCACAGTATCACCACCCCACATTTCGATCCACTTACTTACGTCCGTGCCATCTGGGGGCCAAACTATTAAAAGAAGTGTTCGGTCAGCATAACACCACAAATAACGATGATCGCCAATAGACACTCCTTCTCCCGGTTCAGGGTCTACACCGATAGCGTCTATGTCTTCGTCTCTCAGAATGCGAAGCCAAGTTCCTTTCCCCGCTCCGCATTCTATTATTTTGTATTTTGAAAGTGCCTCAATCGTATCCGGCGTAGGTAGCGATAAGTACATCAGTTCACCTTGCCAAGCACCAATTTCACCTGAGTACCACCGGACTGTTTAACAGCGCTAGTTATCATGAGTGGGGTGTCTTCAACTGCCCTACACCACATCATCAAGCCCCATGCGTACAAAGCACCAGCGCGCCCTTGGCCAACATCAGCATCCATCGGGTGAGGGGTGATATCGTTGCTATCTGCCTTCACGACTCGTGGGTGAGAGGCGAAAAAGTCAGTTCCGGGGTTAGCCGCAACTCTTAAACGAATGCCGTTTCTGGCGTTTTGAGAATCAGTATAGCTCGCCGAAATGCCTGCGCCAGCATAACGATGTGTTCCTGCATGTAAATTAGCAAGAGGAGTTCCCACAGTGGAAGCGGCCTGAGCCAACATTGAACCAAGAACCGTGTCATAGTTAGTTGTGGGGTTCGAATGTCCCATCGGGTAAATAACATATGGCTGGACTACGTTACTGAGGTTCTTGAA